TTCTGCTTGACAATCTGGTTAATGGCACCGCCGTATCCAAGGTTGATGTTGGGGCGGATGATGACTACCTCTTCGACAAACTTGTTGGGATTGACCTCAATAGCAAAGAGGACATCCTTTACGTCATCAAACTTGCCTTCGGAGTTATCGACCACCACATAACGCTCGACCGGATAGTCGATCGATTCATAGTGCTTCCACAGATCCTGGTCGCGATTGACGACAGCTGTAGCAATCAACTCGATTGGCGTATTGCTTTCTTCCATGGGTTCGGGTTCTGTGTTGATCTGTCCCAAATGATGGTAACCGTTTTTGTCTTTGACTAAACAATGGGCAGGCGCTAAACCGGCAAAGGTGTGTACCTGGCCGTGCTCAACCATCACCATGGGTGCTTCTTTGACCTTTAGGTCACCAAAGAAATAGTCCTTGTTAATGATCAGGCAGCTCTGAATACGTTCAGTTAGGTAGCCAAGCCAGCGCTGCGGGTAGCCTTCAAGGTGCTCATACTCATCCTTGTATGCCTCCCAGATCGGCATCATGCAACTAAACAGCAGACCAGTGAACCGCTTCACCAAATCCCTGTTGCCGTAATGCATCAGGATGGGATGCAACCTCTTGCCGTTCCAGAAATCCTCCAGCATGTCCGCTGGAATTGGCAGCTTATGTTTCTTGGCTAGTGCCAGGGTCTGGTCAGGTACCTGGTAGGTGGGTGCATGACAGCCATGCCAATGCTCACTGATCGGCATCGGCAGGTAAAAACGCTCCGGCACATACAGCACGTCATCCTCAGAATTGGACAACGCTTCATCCGTAAAACAACGCCGGTAGTTCGCAACACCAATAAAATCTTGCTTGCAGTTCTGCTGCATCCATTCCATGCAGGTCAGCTCAGACCAGTACGGATTCATGTCCGGCCTGTGGTCCTTGTCCGCATCAAAGCGGTGGATCGTCGCTACGCTCTTGAACGTAACCTGCTTGCCACCATGGGCAACGGCATATAAATTGATATCCTTCGGGTCAATCTTCATGGCAAACGCCAAGAATTACAGATCAACCCTAACGTAATTGACGGAGTTTGCAATCAATCCATTCTCAAAACTATCGGCTTCTTCCTTGTCCACATCAGCGATCACGCCGCCGCTAAAGAAACTTAAACAAAAAGGGTCGTCTGTTTCGCAGTAGAACCGCGTCAAGTTAGAGGACACCGATCAGCTTCCAAAAACTCTCCTTGTAAATCAACTCTAGTTGCAGGATTGCAATAACGCCAAACATCGCAAGCCTGCCGTTCCACCGTTCGGCAAACCAGATGTAGTCGTTGGGGTGCCAGGGCCACTTGTCGATGTGCAAATCGACCATATACTCACGCCACAATGTGCCAATCGCCCAGCTGGCAATCATCCACACGGCTTGAAATGCTGCGATAAAAATTTTCATTGACGTGCTGCTACCTCTGAAAAGAAAATGTAAGCATCAATGCCAATGACCAAGAGCATAGCCCCCAATATTGCTGCTATCGCATACGTAAAATCCCGCATTCCACTAAGGCCATTTATCCGATAAGATAGCTTCAATATACAAAACCTTCAATGGTTGCTAACATTGAGACACACGATCCTTGGATTAAAGCCGAGGATGAGCAACCAGAACTTATGCGGTCGATTAACCGGACCGCAGCCAGAATAACGCTTAACGGAAAAAGACATTACACTACTCCGTTACCCACTGGACCTGCACCGTCCGTAACCACAATCATCAGCGAAACAGCTTCCGAAGCAAACAAACGGAAGCTCGAAATGTGGTCGAAAGCAAATCCTGGCGTCAAAGAAGCTGCAGCGGAACGGGGTACGGCAATTCACTACGGGATGGAACAGTACCTAAAAGGGAATAAAAACCCAGAAATCAAGGAGGAGTATGCGGACTTTTGGGCGGGAATGCCGAAGATATTGGATCAGTTCCAGGAGGTCCTTTGGGCCGAATCGCCGGTACTTGACAAGTTTGATTTTACTCTTGGTGCTGACGACGTGGCTCGTGTGTGGGGTTGCGATGATGAAGGTCGTGCCTGGGCTGGTGCTCCTGACATCATTGCTGTGGCTAATAACAAGCTTACTCTTGCTGACCTGAAGACCAGCGTCAAACCCTACAGCCGCAAGTGGCCCAAAGATCTGGAGAAAGGTTCGCCTGAATGGCGTGATCTCCTCGGTGGTCACATGAAATTCAAAAAAACCTGCAAACAACTTGCTGCTTACGACATCGCAATCGAGCAGACCCTGGGCATGAAGGTCCAGCAGGCAGCCATCCTGGTGTCAACGCCCGTACGCACGCAAGTCTTCAAGATCTCCCGTCGCTTCTTGGACTCTCTCCGAGACGATTGGTACAAGATCGTTGAGGAGTATTACAAACAAATCGAAAACTGCAACGTTTATGATCCAGACCTTATTTAAAGACATCATTGCAGCCGTCATCAAATGGCTGAAGAAACTCTGGTTTGAATCCAAGTTGAAAGCTCGTCTCAAGATGATTGAGATCGAGAACCAGATCGAGGCGGAACGGGAGCTGGAGGAGTATTTCAAGCCGGAATACACAGAAAAACCTGTGGATCCAGAGCTGCAGACCGGTGATTCCATCGGCCTCGGTGGTGAGATGCGATTAACTGCTAAGTGGCATACTGATAAAGAAGATAAATAAAACTGATGAATAGGGAGCAGTGCGAGAAAATAGCGTGGCAATGCGCTTGCGAGACCGCTGTTGTAACAAAAGAAGACGTAGTAATGATCTACAATCGCATCATGGAAAGGGCTGAAAGGCTAGATAAACAGGCCAAAGTTGAGTCTGATAAGACTAACTAATTTTTAGTTTCTCCTAAGAGGTACTCCGGATTGGCGGCCGTAGGATAAGGAGACACTCAAGTCAAGCCTCCAATGGAAATTCATGTTTCCGTTGGTGAGTGGATGAATAGTCTCATGAGTCGCATGGCAAATGCGGCTGATGGAGACTGTTTTTATCTGCCCACCCTCATGCATTTACACGCTTTTATGCTGCTGCAAGAGGGGACTTTCCCTGACAAAAACTTTAAAGTGGAGATCGAGAAATAGGAAGACATGACGAGTAAGAACCAGCAAGCACTTCGTCCAGGTGAGGTACGTCTTGACTACATCCCGATCGACTGGCCGCTCACGCCACTTGGCGCGAAAAAGGACCCGTACACTACGGGCTGGCAGAACAAACCATATTCTGTTCGCGAGATCGAAGAGGAAATTGTATCTGGCCAATGCAAAGCCGTCGGTCTTCTGGGCGGCCCTGTGTACAACCATCCTTATGGCTTGGTCTGGGTCGATGTTGATGGACCGACTGTTTACCCGCTTATCGAGACGCTCGCCGGTACAACTTTCAGTGATGCCTTACCAGAAACCCTGACCATCCTCAGCGGCAAAGAGGGTCGGGAACGTAAACTCTACCGTCTGGATCGCGAAAAACATAAGCATTTCGCTCGTAATAAGTACACCTGGCACGCAGAGGGGAACAAAGAAAAACTTGAGATCCTCTGGCGTAAGCACCAGGGTGTTCTCATGGGTCTACACCCTGAGACTGATGGTTACTACACCGCTCCTGACCAGGGGTTTGAGTGGGTTAATGAGCTGCCAGAGTTTCCGGACTGGCTGCTAAATGCCATCATCAGTAAAAACATCAAGCAGGGGATTCCCTCCACAGAAACCACTCGCATTATTGGCCCCAGCTTTGCACTAAACGCCCAGGTCCCCCTGGAACGTGACATCAAACTGGCCGCAGAAGCAATGTGGTCTCTGCCCCAGGAAGCCGTAGACGACTACGACATCTGGATCACAATCGGTCAGTCGCTTCATTCCTTGGATGAATCACTGCTCGAACAGTGGGATGATTGGTCTAAGCAATCCGACAAATACCAGGAAGGTGAGTGCCAGCGTCGTTGGCTCTCCTTCTCTAAAGGTGGTGGTCGTGGTCTTGGCTCCCTGATTCATGTTGCTCAGGAGCATGGCTTTGTTCTGTCTCAGGACCATAAGTCGATGAGTCCCGATGATGAGCAACTAGATCAGGCTGAAAAACTTCTTGAACAGTACGGAGATGATTCGATGATTCATATTGGTGACATCCAACTTGGTAAGAATGAGCCGCGTTCAACTCCCCGTGCCATGCAGTGGGAAACGAAGCGACCGGACTTGGCCACAGGCAACAAGCAACAATCAAGAAATCCTTCATCTGATGTAATTGCGAATGTATTGATTCAGCAGTACAAAGGTAACCTGCGTTTTAGCCAGGTGCAAGGCTGTTTCTTGCTTTACGAATACAAGAGCAAAGGCCTCTGGTCGGCACTAACTGATCTCGAAATCAAAGGCGAGATCCGTGATCAGTTGGCCCAGATCAAAGAAGAGCTGTTGCCCAAAGGCTTCAGCATGAATCTGGTCAACGATATTCTCGAGCAGCTGCGCATCACCCTCATCTTTGATGAGTGGTACGAAGACAACGATTATCTCCTGTTCACCAATGGAATCCTCGAACTCGAAACGCGTGAACTGCTTCCCTTCGATCGGGAAATGTACATCACCCAACAACTGCCATACGACTACGATCCTTACGCAACTTGCGAACCTATCGTCAAGTGGCTCAAAAATGCACAAGACGGAAGCTGGGAACGAGTCCAGGTTCTGAGGGCATGGCTGCGAGCAGTCCTCCTCAGCCACTCTGAAATCCAGAAGTTCGTTGAAATTGTTGGCCCCGGTAAGTCCGGTAAGTCCACCTACTCCAACCTTGCTCACGCATTGGTCGGGGATGAAAACGCCATGATCTCTTCCCTTGAGCACCTGGAGAAAAACCGGTTTGAAACCGCCAACCTCTACAAGAAAAAGCTCCTGCTCTTCAATGATGTGGAGCGGTACGGCGGTTCAGTCTCCGTTCTTAAGGCCATCACTGGCCGTGACCTCATTCGTAACGAACGCAAATTCCAAAGCGGATCACAAAAGCCGTTCAAATACAACGGCCTGGTGATGATTACAGCCAATGAACCCATCCAAACTACTGACCCGACTTCTGGTTTGGCTCGTCGTCGCCTCACCATTCCTTTTGACCGGCCTTTTACTGGCAGTTCTGCTGAACAAAGAACCCTTATTGACATGGACGATAGGGGTCGTCCTTTCGGTGAGTTCGCTCCTCTCATTCCTGGATTGGTGAACTGGGTGCTCGACATGACCGAAGCGCAAATGCGTGAATACCTCATGGAAACCACCAAGAAGGTCAACTTCTTCGCGAAGCACCACCGTGAACAAATCCTCAAATCCAACCAAATCATGGATTGGATGGAACATTGTCTGGTATTTGATCCAGGAATTTCTGCGCCGATCGGTCTAGCCAAACACTCAGCCGCTGGTTCCTCCAACGTCTACGTCTCATGGGACACCTGGTTATACGCCAGTTACTGTGAGTTCTCCCGTGGTTCCAACAGCAATATCCTTGGCCGTAGCCGTTTTGAAACCCTGCTTATGGACGTGTGTGTCCACCAGCTTGGGCTAAATGTCTACAAATTTAAAGATCGTCGTGGCATGCGGGTCGTTAATGTTGCCTGCCGTGCTTCTGACCAGAAATACGCCAAGTTCCCCTCCATCGTGGAGGTTGGTCTCAACAAAGAAGAGTGGCGTATTCACTACGGTGATGTGCTGGATAAAAAGTCTGGTGAGAAGATAGATATCGATGAGGCACACGAAAATGAGTAATGGTCGTCACTTGATCCTCGACCTGTATGACTGCGACGCAGAAATACTGAATAACTACACCAAGCTCCAGCTGTCCCTTGAGGTTGCACTCAACATGGCTGGGGCCAACATCATCCGTATCATCGGTGAGAAGTTCAAGCCGCAAGGCGTTACGCTCCTCGCGCTTCTGTCGGAATCTCATGCTTCCATCCACACCTGGCCTGAGATCGGTTACGCAGCTGTTGACCTCTACACCTGTGGTGACACAACGGAAACCCACAAAGCTGCTGAATTCTTAAAAGAGAAGTTAGGCGCTAAACATACGGAAGAAAAAGAACTTGTACGGTCCACAACTCCTGCTGTTTCGGTATAGTTAATCGAGAATAACTCGGTTACATGAGTAAAAAACCAAAGCTTTTATGGGTTGGTGACATCGTCGCCATGACTGGCTTCGCACGTGTCACTGAGAATGTGCTCGAAAGGCTGGTTGACGGCTTCGAAATCATTGTGCTCGGCAATAACTGGTGGGGTGACCCACATCCGCTGCAAGAGAAATATCGGATGTACCCCTCGTCCAACCGTTATCAAACCGCACCCTTTGGTGAGCAACGGATTCGGGAGATCGTTGAGAAAGAACAACCCGACGTGGTGTTCACCATCAACGACATGTGGATCATCAACGCTCAGTACCAGCAGATCCAAGACCTGCACAAGGCTGGCAAGTTTAAATTCGTGGGTTATGCGCCCATGGATTCGTACAACTGGCTTGGTTGCTTGTCCGATACCGCCAACGAATGGGATGGGATCATCTCCTACACCGAATTTGGTGCGTACGAATTCGTGAAAGGTGGCATCAATAAGCCAATCGCTGTCATCCCCCACGGCGTTACCCACGGTCAATTCTTCCCCGTCGATAAGCAAGAAGCACGGAAGCGTCTTGGTTTGCCCCTGGATGCCTTCATTGTTTTCAACGGCAACCGCAACCAATTCCGTAAGCGCATCGACATTACGATCGAAGCCTTCGCCAAGTTTGCTGTCGACAAACCCGATGCCCAGCTCTACCTACACATGGGGCAAAAGGACCAGGGTTGGGACATCATGGCGGTCTTCGCACGGGAGATGAACAAGGTTGGCCTCGATCCCAACAACCGCATCATCCTCAGTAGTAATGATGCACATCCGCCCAATGTCCAGGTGGACGCACTCAACCTGATCTATAACGCCGTCGATATTGGCGTTAATACCTGCAAGGGTGAGGGCTGGGGTCTCGTCAACTTCGAGCACGCCGCCTGTCGTGTCGCCCAAATCGTGCCGGATCACACCTCCTGCAAAGAAATCTTTGAGGGTTACGGCAAATTGATCCGTTGTGACCACGTTGATGTGGACACTAACTACGCACGGGAGATGCCCTGTCCTTCTGCCGATCACCTGGCGGAATTGATGACCGAACTCTACGAAGATCGGGAAAAACTGGATGCTGTCGCTGAGTTGTGCTACGTCCGTGCCACGGATGAACAATTCTCATGGGACACGGTTGCGTCTCAGTTTGGCGGAATCTTTGAAGACGTGCTGAAAGAAGTGGATCACGGGTTGGAAGAGGAAACTCCTGCTCCAAAAAGTAAGAAGAAACAAAAACGGTCCAAGAAAAAGGAGCTGGCTGGCGTAAGCTAACTCCGGGAACCGACGAAGACCTACCCGCCTCTAGCGCAAGGCGGGTTTTTTATGGCCTATTAGTCTCATGTTGAGACCAAGGTGGGAAGATGAGGCGTGATAGCGACACAGAATAGGCGTATTTTTCCTTAGATAAGGGCCAGGTTACGCCGCTCCGATAGTGTAAGTGTTTGTTCTGCTTCTCATGAGACTTAGAAACACAGAATAGACGTTTACACTATCCGAACGGCGTAACTTAGACTAAGATCTAAGCAAATTCATTCCTATTCTGTGTTGTGCCGCACAACTACCTGGAGATGCCACCGCTCTGGAGGCTGGAAGAAATCCTGGAACTGACGGATGAGCACCCAAGCGCCCTAAAAAGGGTCGAAACTGGGAAATTTGTCACCCGACGAAACAAAGTCAGCGGTTTTTACGAGATCTCAATCGACAACGAGGTCTTCTTGGCCCACAGAATTGTCTATTACATGCGAACAGGCCAATGCCCAGATGGTTTCTGCGTTAAGCACGGCCCCCTAAACCGAGAAAAAGACAACAGAGAAGAGTTGGTTCAGGCCTATCGACCACGTCCGTACAAGCGGAAACCCTCCTGGAGCTGGGACTAATGGCAAATGTGGCCCAGGCTTTGGAGCTGGCTGACTTTCGGCACGTCCAAGACATCGATTCCCTTGATGAGTCTCAACTTAAGTCTCATGGGTATTACAAGGGATACCAATGCCCGCATGGACATACCATCCGAGACATGCAAATGCATTGGTGCTACCACTGCGTCATCAAGATCAAGTCCAATCTCTGCGGATTTAATCTCAATTTTCTCAATGTAGACTACAAAATCAAATACCACCGGCTCTGGGCAGCGATTGATGTCGGCGCTTCAAACGAGTGCTGGAAGATAAAACTCCCTGGAAAAGCATCACCAAGACGTATTTGTTTTCCGTCTTACCGTGCGTACTACAGCAATCGGAAATCAGAAAACGTCACGCCCCATAAGGTGATATACCAGTGTGCGTGGGGGGATGTGGGGGCGATGGTCGTAACACGGGTCTGCGGTAATCCCTGGTGTGGCAACCCATTACACATGGTTTCCACCTGGAACATTGGTATGCCACCAAAACATGTTCAACCGATGGAGTTGGAGTTCAAAGCGGAGGACTTGATGTTGGTTAGCGCCGCAAAGCGGGCAAATAGGTTAAATGAACTATTACAGCGATCACATAAGCAGACGATTTTACATCCGTTATGTGCTAAAGATGCTCCCTATTATGATGAAGGATAGATAATAAAAGTAAAAATATTATGCGTAATCAATTAAGCCAGCGGCAGCGTACTGCTAACGATCCGCTGTTGATTGGTACGTTTGACCAGACTTCTATTCGTTATCTGACCGGCACCCTTGGTCCCTTGAGCCAGGTGGTGTCCGGTGGTTATGGCGGCGGTACATATAACCATTGGTTCAAGATTGCAATAAGGGTTCCTGCCTGGATCATCATTGCAAAAGGTGGTCCTAAACCTAATTACATCCAGGTTTCTGCATACGACATCAATAGGAATCCGATCCAGGGGCGGATGATCTTTGGTGCTGACAGCATCACGATTGAAAAAGACGGTTCACTATTTAATCCTTATGTCGGTCATGTGATGGCCGCTGGGTCTGACCTATACAACAATTACGACCCACGCCGCCTGGACAGAGGCGATGATATGTACTATCCCCTTGGTGTTGGGGAGTACTTAATTTGTATTTCTTCTACCCGAAATGAGCGTTTAGATTATGCCGTTGGGATCGTTGTTGAAGTTGCCGATCCCACACCATTTATCTTGCTTGAGGATTTTTCTCGTTTACTCTTTGAAGATACCGCAGAAGAAAGCTCGGTATTGGCTGATGTGACCCTTGGTTACACCGGCGCTGAGGACCACGAACATTCACTGGCTGAATGGGAGACGGCATGGAGAAGGGAACATCAAGACGATAATCCCTTCCCCGCAATCCTTGTTCCTTTGACGACACGTCCATGACTGCTGATAGCAAAAATAATTCTTCCCAAGAAGAACAAGTTTGCAAGCATGATGTTAACAAAGAGAAGAAAACTTGTTTAGAGTGTTATTGCGAAGAGAACCCATCAGCACCAGAATGCTTGATGTATGACGATTAATGGCTAGTGGCAACATCAAGGTTACGACGGATCAAAAAGACTGGGACGACTTTTTTGCCTCAGAACCTGATCTTGAAGATGCGTTTGCTCCCGTGGATTTATACGCAGCGCGGGTGCGTGTGGCTTGCGAGCTTAGCAATCGGCAAGTCCAAACGCCAGATAAACGATTGGATGCAACAACGCCCCAAGAAATCGGTGCGGAAGCTAAGTTCAAATTTGACCGGTAGGTTTGGTCCCAGGACCCAGGCCATTGCTATCCGTCAAGTGCGGCAGTGGATGCAAGAAATCCCAGAGGGGGACTCAATTTGCATGCGTTGTGAGTCTGCGTTGCCTGAGAAACAATTTAGGGTGTGGAAGAAATGGTTTGAAAAACATGAAGATATTCGTTGGGAGATCTCAGAAGAACACAAGTCGTTTTTCTTCTACAGATCAAGGGCATAGAATACAAGCAGTTGGGTAAATCTTATGGATTTCGTTAAGTACATCGAAGTTCTGCTGGCCGTTCATGCTGCAGCTTCTGCCATCACCGCACTCACCCCTACTCCTAAGGATGATGCAGTGGTTGGCAAGATCTACAAGATCATTGAAACCTTGGCAATGGTCGTTGGTAAAGCAAAGCAGCGCTAATTAACTGGCGTATACCACCAGACAACACCGCCTTCGTTTTCGACGGCGCTTTTCAATGCATTTGCCTCCACTTTATGAAGTGTGAGGCATTTTCTTTGGTCGTTTAATTCGTAGCAAATGTTGACTTTAATGTCAGGGTTGCGATTGCGGTTTCCCATTGGTCTGCGTTGTTGAAGCGACAGGGGGATTTCCTTTGGTTGTTCCAGGAGGGCGTCCCCGTTTTACCTGTGGCGGAGTCGGTTCTTTTTTATCTGCCTCCTTTCGGCTAATTCCATAGACTGCAAGTACGCTTGTAACCAGACTAGAAATAAAAGCGGCATCGACTTTTGTTGCAATACCGAGGTAGCTCGCAGTAAGAATTGCAAGCGCCCACGTCAAGACAGCAGCTGGAACTAAAGAGCCCAGATAATCCCTTAGCTGTTTAGGGTCCGGGCCTAGTTTCATGGCTGGAAAGTTCTACCCCAGCCAGAGGACGGACCTTCTGGCAGCCAACGTGATGTGAGCATTTTCCGGGTGTAAATAGCACCCTTTCCGTTTTCCGGAGGACCGCTGTAACCGTCATTAACGCTGCCGTACGGGTCGTTGACAATGAAGTCACCGTTCTCCTTCATGCCACGAACAACGAGCATGTGACCGCCCGTAGGTGCCGATAAGGTCCCTCTGTGAAGGATACCGATAACAACCGGACGGCCAGCCTTCAGTTCGGTTTCTAAGTTGGCAAACGACAGGTTGGTGTGCCAGGTGGAGTTAAGGCCATAGGACTTCAAAAGGTTGGTTTGAGCCCCATGGTCGGTCGTATCTCCGTAACCACCGCCGATTAGTTTTTTAATATACTCATCATCGGATTCAATGGCTTCAGGTCTAAAGAACTTGAGGCACATTGCGCAAGACGAGCTGTTGCAGGTGCGTCCAGCTTGGGTGTAGTTATCAGTTTGGAGCCACTCAGGAACTTCGAGGCAGATGTCAGAACCTTCAACTGCTGCTTCAGTATGTAGTTCTCCGTCAAGCTCACTCCAATGACCAGGAAACACCCACCAAGTACCAGCGCTGTACCCAAGTTCGACTTGGACATGACCAGATTCCTCCTTAAGGATTGTGCATTTGGAATAAACCTTGCCAGCAAGGACTGATTTCTTCTTGTCAGCAGGCAGCTCGGAACCAGCAATTGGTTCTTTCTTGAGCAGGGTGTCGTGAGTAGCAGTAAGGTTCGTCACTTTCTTATGGGCAGAGTAATCAGAGCCACTGCAGAACAGTTCAGTTTCAGCAGCACGGCGACGCATTAGACCAGCAAGTCCGCCATTGGTCCAGCGTTTTAGTTCTTCTCGGGCAACAGTGTTTGGGTCTTCGCCAGAATTAAGGCGCCTGCGGAGAGTGGATTCAGAGAAGGCACCAACACCGCAGTTGAAGGCAAACGAGACCAGGGCATCGAACTGGCATTGGTTAAGGCGGATGTCAACTAAGGAGTTGATTCCGTCCTCAAAACGAGCCAAATCTTTAATTAACAAGTCTTCTGCATCGCCCCTGGTGATGGTCATACCAGGCTTTACATGTAAGCCTGTTGAGCCATAACCAATGGTTAATACATTGGAGCTGCAGTAGTAAGCGTGTAGGCGTAGACCTTCGAAATGTTTAATAAGATCTAAACCTTTCTGGGAGATCTTCACGGTTATAACTTCTGTGGTCTAATTCTAGCCGGTGATAGTATTGAGTTATAGGCAAGAGATCAATGCAATGTGGAAATTACTACCTCTGTTAATTCTATTTGGAGGTCCTGTTTACGCGCAGTCAGTTGTACCAAACTTCACCCAGGGCAGCATGACGAGTACAACTACAACCAGCCAAACAATCAACGAAACAGTGCAAGTAAAGGTATATGGAGGAGATTATCGCAACGTAAGTGGAAGCAACGTAACCCCCAGTGGCGACATCAACGCTGCGGCAACAACGTATTCAGTGACGGACACCAGTCTTCCTTACAGCTTGGAAGTGGTTACCAGAAGCGCAGGAATCGTGGAGCAGACCGACATCACAAGAACTATTACTACAAGTTCTACGACAAACTCCTTGTCTGTCTTCTCGCAATAGGGT